ATTCGTTTAATTCGCCCATGTACATTGCCAATCCGCCGTTATTATTTATCGTCCCCGTTGCCGTTATTTCTCGCTTTCTCATCGTCGATTAACTTTTGCATTGTGATATTAAACGCTGTCATTCCAACCGCACGGATAAACGCCCGTTCGCTCGACGAATACCCGGTTGCGACCTTATCCAAAACTTTTGCGAAAAAAATAACGAAATTTCCCGGTTCCCAATGCCCGGTATTGTGCATACGGTCGATAACGTGCGCCCGCAACCTCGTATTATTCCGGGTCGCATCCTTACGGGCTTTCTCCCGGTCGTTCCAAAGGCTCGTTAATTGGCGTTTCACGTTCTCAAAAAACAACGGCATTTTCAACACGTCCGCAATTGTCATTTCTTTAACTTCCATATTGTTTTGTTTAAGGGACGCCGGGGAACCGACGCCCCGGTTAATTACTCGGTTTCGCTATATTCCTCAATAATCAAATCGTCCTGTCCTCGCTTGACTTCCTCTATAAATCCTTGATACCCTTCTTTCCGGGCTAATTCGATAAGGGATTGCAGACGTTTTGCGCCCAAACTTTCGCCCCTCGCAATGCGGAATACCTTAACGGTCGGATTGCTTGCGATAATCAATTTTGCGGCAACCTCCATTATTTGACTATCCGACACTTTCCCGGCGACAAACGGCACACCGTTTAACTCCAACCCGTCGTCCGTGAACGTCAACCCGGCAATCGGCAATTCCGATTTCGCAATAAGGGTTTCCCGCTCTTTGAGCAAATCCGACAACTTTTTTTCGTGGGTTTGGGCGACCTTTTCGGCGGCGTCCTTTTGCTTTTTCTTCGTCAGATAGTCCACAACCAACGCATTGATTTTGTTGTGTTCCTCGGCTTGTTTGAGGCGTTCGGCTGTATCCAAATTCTCCGGGTTGTTTTCCTCGTACTTTGCCAACCATGCGGCGGCGTTGTTCTTGCGGGTTTCGTAATCGGCTTTATCCGTTTGGATTTGCGCCAATGTTTCGTCGTATTTGTCGGCGGCGGCTTTCGCATCGGCTTTGCTCTTTTTCTTTGCCGCTTCCAATACCTTTTTTGCCTCGGCAACAATCCGGTCGTATTCGGCTTGGGCTTCCGCCTCATACTTTATTGCGGCTTCAATCTCTGTATTCTTGGTTTCCTCGGCGGCTTTGATACGACCGGGGATTGCCTCCAATTGTTCCGTCCGGGTTTGCAATGCGGTACGCACGGTTTTCGCTTTCTCAATCAACCGGGCGTTCTCGTTTTGTTCCTCCATTAAATCGGCAATGTCGATTTTCTCGGCATACGTTTTGACGTCGCCCGGTTTCAACTGCTTTTCGGCGGCGGCGCAAATGGTCGTGTACGTCTTGACCTCGGCGTTGGCGTCCTTTCTTTTCTCCTTAACGGTCATAACCTCGGCGTCAATCTCGGCAATACGTTTTTGCACATTCTCCGGCAACAATGCCCGGACGTATTGCACTTGCTTTCGGCGACCCTCGGCGGTTTCAGACCACCGGGAAAACTCCACGGCGTCAAAATCCGTATATCCGAAAACCTTTTGCAACATACTTACGTTATCCGACCGCATCCCGGTTGTTTTCTGTTTGATTGATAACGTACCACGGGGGTTGGCTTTGGTAAACCGCAATTCAACGTCGTATTCCTCGCCGTCGTCGCCGACAACCATTTTGGCAAACCCTTTGTCCTCGCCATTACGCAACACGGCGTCCCGGTTCCCGGTCAACAACGCCCCGATTGCCTTTAATAGCGTGGATTTTCCTAACTCATTGTCCCCGGTAATGAAATATACATTACCCTCAAAATCTGCGTTGAACTCCTTAATTACTTGGAAATTCGACAACTCTAATTTTTTGATAATCATTTTATCGCTCTTTTTATGCCGGGGTTGCCCCCGGCGGTTACTACTTATTTGTTTGTTAATATCATTCTTTGGTGTATCATGCTTTGCACCTTGTTAAGCGCATCCCGGTTGGCGTCAACCTCCGACCGGGTGCAATCGGCAATAAAGTTTTCCAAACGCTTATACAGGTCGTTCAACTCTTTTGCCGTCATTGCATGGCGAACGGCTCCCAATTCGTCCTTATCCATTTTTGCAAATTCGTTTAAGGGTTTCCAAATCGCAACGTTTGGGGTCGTCGGCGTTCTTTGTCGCATCAATTAACGGCATATCATTTGTTTTTGCCGTCCAACTTTTACCCGTAACGGGCGACGTGTAAGTTACTTTGTAATGTCCGTACCCGGCAAACTCAAACCGGAAATCGCTGATTGTTGTTTTCGCTCTCATTGCTTTTATTTTTTTAGCATTACCGGGAAAACGCCCGGTCGTTGTTATTTCATGCCACAAAAATACGAGGAATATTTTAATTACCAAAATTTTTTCTTTTTACTTTCGTGTTAGGGCAAAAAAATCCCGATACGGCGCAAGTCGTACCGGGATAAAATCAAAATAATTTCATTTGCGTATCTGTTAAGACGGCAATAACGCCGTCAACTTTTTGTTCCCATGCCGTCCGGGTTGCAATCTTTTCCGGCGTTGGGTTCCGTTCGCACCTCCGTTGGTTGTGGCGCATCTGTTTAACCATGTACGCCAATTCTTCCAACGTTATTTTCGCCGGATTTTCGATTTGCGGGCTTTTGTTTTCGTCTGCCATACTTTTACCCATTCAAACAAAATAATCGAAATACGGGGCTTAAAATAAACGGTCGTGCATCGGGGCGGGCAAATTCTCCAAAACCCAACGGGGGTTGTTGTGCAAAATGTACCGTCCAAAGTGCATTATCATAAGGGCGTCGGCGTTCCACAACGTCGCCTTAACATCGGGGTAATAATCGGCGGCGGCTCGTTGGTATCGCTTTTTGCGCTCCGGCTTTTCCTCTCCCTTAACCCGCAATTTCAATTCATTTTGCCATTTTTGGGGGTGTACCAAAACAAACGGTACGTCGCACATGGCAATTATCGTTTTCAGTTTCTCGAACTCGGATAACAGTTTTTGAACCCGGAACGCCTTACCGGGGTTGTCGTTCACGTCGTCCGGGCGCAATTGAACCTTTTCGACGAATACCAACGGGCGGCAAATACTTTTCATATAATCAAACCATTGCCGCAACTCCATAAGGTCGCCCGGCATTTTTATTACCTCGGTTTTATGGTTCGGACGCCAAACGGCAATCCCCCCGGTTTTTCCGGGGTCAATCCCAATAATACAATCAATCGTTATTTTGTTCATTTCCAAAAATCTAAATAGTTATCAATCTGTAATTCGTCGGCAATCATTCGGTCAAACGTCCGGGCAATCTCTTTGTCCCTCGCTATCTCATACGCCGTAAAATCCAACTCCGGGGCGTCGGTTCCCTTACGTTGGACGTGGTACGCCTCGTACTTGTTGACGAACCCACGGGCGACACGTTGCATATATCGGGCAAATGCTTGTTTGCGGTCGTCTTCGGTTCCGGCAACCTCATTGGCAAAACCCAACTTTCGCAACCAATCATAAATTAACATTCCGTCAGTAATCCCCAACACAAACCGCCCGGTATATTTGTATTGCAAAAATACCTCCCTACATCGGGCGACGGTTTGGTTGTGATAATACCGTTTTTCCTCCGGCGTCAATTCCTTTTTCGGCTCCGGCAATGCCTTATACGCTTTATGTATAACCCCGTTTTGTTTCCGGCGGTATGCGTTCAATATCTTTGCGAAATAATCGGCGTTAAACTGTTGGTAATGCTTTTTGTCCGGGTTGCCTTGACTGTCTTTCGGCAAATAGTCGTCCAATTCCCCGGTTGTCGCCAACTCAAATGCCAACTTAATATCCGCCAATGTCATTTGCGAATAGTATTTTTTGAGTATATCCAACAACCGGGTACAAATGTACGCCCAATCTTCCGGATTGGTCGGGATTATATACCCGACGTCCATTGCAATAAACCGGAACATTTGCCCGGTTTTCGCAATCAACGTGCCGTCGTCAATATCGGCAATTTGCATTTTCGTTGAGGCGGCGAAAATGCACTTTTCGACCCCGGATAACGATTTGGCAACCTCCGGTAATTGCAACATTTGTCGGCGTATGTCGATTGCTTTTGTACCGGGCGTTGGGTTGTATATCGCCAACGCCACGGATTGCGTATTTACTGTTTCCGGCAAATTTTCCATAATCAATAATCGTTGTTAAGAAATTCCATTGCGCCCGCCACGTTCAATTGTTTTTGCGGGGCTTGGTATTCCGGTTTCAAATGCAATTTCTTTTTCTCAATGTCGCCCCGGATAAAATTGCGTACCGTCGCAATCCAACCCGTGCGGGTTCGCTTAACTCCCTGTTTGGTTTCCGACCAATCGGCGACCGTGTGGAAATAATAAATCAAATCGACCTTTTCAAATTCCGACGTCGCAAACAGTTTTTCAAACTCGGAATAATCATTTACGCCGTCCGCCCCGAACTTAACCAATTTGTAAACATCGGAATTGCGAAATATGGACGTTCTTTTTTTATCCTTTTCCAAATCCTGTTGTTGTTCCGGGAACAAATCCCCGACAACAGGGTTGGCGGGTTTACTTGGATTAGTATTTGGTATATCTGTTTTATTACTTGGATTAGTATTTACTTGTGTCGGCTTTCCCGTATCGGGTTTTTCCGTTTCAGGATTAACCGCAACCGGATTTCCCGTTTGTGGCGTATCCATAAACGGGTTTTCCGTTTGTGGTTGTTCCGGTTCAAACTCTTTAATATCGCTAACCTCGTAATCGCATCCAACAAATGTTCCTCCGTCGCTACGAATTTTGTAACGTTGGCAATATCCGTTCGTTATCAATTCACGCAATCCGGCGGCGGTTGCGTCCCGTCCGTCCTTTGACCTCTTTTTTAGGTCGGACAAATTCAATTGCCAATCCGGGGGCAAACTCATAATATACGTTATCAATCCCTTTGCTTTCCAACTCAAATTTACGTCCTGTAAATATTCGTTGCGGACGGTCGTAAAATTGCCCGTCCTTTTGGTTCGTCTGATAGTATCCGCCATTATTCGCCGCCCTCCAATTGTTTAACAGGTTCCCACGCTTTACGCACTTTCAAAACATTGTCCGGGCTTTCGTTCGGAACCAACGAAACAACCGGGAACCGGGATTTGTCGCCGGGCTTTTGGGTCGTGGCAAATTGTACGTTCAAATCAAATATAATTCCCTTACAAAATCCCCGTTCCGCTAACATACCGTCGAACGTTTCCCGAATTTGCGGGATTGTGGACGCCGTACCCTTTGTTGCGAATTGCCAAACCCCGGCAACCCCACGAACCAAAGGAACAATAAAGTTTAGCGTTAATGTAACCTCCCAACCGTCGCAATCCGGTTGGCGGCTCTTTTTATTCGGGTAACGCTTCGTTATTGACTGCATTAAATTTGGGTACTTTTCCGTTGTCAACGTTTCGTATTTCTTTCCGTCCCATACTTGGAACGTGTCGCCATCGCCCGCCGCAATCAATCGCCCGTCGTCGTCCCGGTATTCGTAACGTTCGTTACATACTTTTGCCGGGTCGTCGTCCGGGAAAACAATTTGTATTGTTTGCGGCTTTTCGCCGTATGCTTGCGTAAATAATCCGGCATACTTTCCCGTTGGTATGAAGTAATCAACGCTTTGCGGATAACCGTTTGCGTTTTTCATACCGATTTTTATTTGACCGACACGGGGCAAAATCAAACGGGATTTTTCCGCCTCCGGTCTAACAATCCTACCTTTTATATTTCCATTCATAACCTTTATGTTTTTTGCGTAATCCTTTGCAACATCTTACTATTAGCGAATTATTAAAACCGTCCCTTTCTGCCAAATTTATAGATTGGTATTCTTTAATAACAACGCCATTTTTAAGCATTAAAACCGCTTTTGATAAGTGGTTATTGGCTCCAAATTTACCCGTCATTGGCTTACTTGCGCTTTTAGATTGCCGTTGTTTTGTAATCGGATTATTGTTATTTTCCGAATGTGTAACCCAACGCAAATTATCCACATGGTTATTAAACGGGTTCCCGTCGATATGGTCGATACATGGTTTATTTCGTGGATTATCAATATATGTTTCGGCAACTAATCTATGAACATAGATAGTACATTTTATACCAAAATTATAAAGACAAACACACAAATAACCCTTACGCAAAAACGGCTTTAATTCTTTCCCCGTTATTTTAGAGAAAACAACGCCGTTTTTGTTTATCAAATAGCAATCAAATCTTTTTATCGTTTTCATATTTCGGGGTCGTCGTTCAACAATCTTTTCTTATTCTCGTTTTTGGGCTTTTTTGGCGTATTTGCGGGCTTTTGTTCCTTTTCCGGTGCAACCGTCCGTTTTGCCGTCTTTCGTCCCGTGGCGGGCTTCTTTTCCGCCTCCTTTGCCGTTTTCCCGGTGCGTTTCACAATCTTTGTTTTCTTAATCTCCGGTTCCGGCTGTTGTTCGGGTTCCGGCTTTTTCTTTTCCGCCGGGGCTTTCGTCTTAATCAATTCCGCCAAAGACAACGATATTACATTTTGGGACAAATCCGGGTTATCGTCCAAAACAACCATACCATTAACCGCCGTAAACGTATTATCCCGCTTTTCGTCCTCAATGGCGGCAATCTCCAACAGATAGGGGATTTTGCGTATATTGGGGCTTTCGGTTTGCTCTTTCAGATTGTACGACGGTTTTTTGCGCCAATCTTTCGGGCTGAAATTGAAAATACGGGTAACGGGGAATTGCTCAAAATTGACATTCCACATATCCCGGTACATTCCTAATTGTATTTCGCTTTCCTCGTAAAAGCCTTTGCGCCCGCTTTTGAAATCGACAATTGCGTTAATCCGGTCGTCGCTTCCAATCTTTGCCCGCATGGTACACGGGCAATCAATCATTCCGGCGTACTTGTAATACGGGTGTACCAACGCAATTTCAACGGCTAACGGTCGTACATCATAATCCAACACGAATTGCGCAAACGCCAATACGTCCTTTTTCAAATCGTCAGCGTAATAAATAAAGTCGTCCGGCAATCGGTGAACCTCAATGTATTCTTTTAGTTTGCCTTTCAGTCCGTCCAAATCATACGCCCGGTTAATCAATAATTCCTCAAATGCGGCGTGCATAAACGTTCCATACGCCGCCCGTTCGCCTTTGTATCGCTCGGCTTCCTCAATGCCTTTGTTCGCAATCCAATTTATAAGGTGCGGGGCTTTGGGTAATGTTTGGGACAATATGGTTGTAACCGACGGGAAAAACTCCGGGTTCCCGGCGTCGTCATATCGGTAATAATATCGGTGTCCCTTGCTGTTTAACTGCCAAACCTTATACGGGGGTTCAATCAATGTTTTTTCGTCGAAAAACATTGCCGTCATTTCCTCAACCGTCATGCCCGGTATTATCTCAAACACTCCGGTTGGTTGTTCCGGTTGAACCTCAACGAACGGGGGAATAATTGTTTGTTGTTCCTCGTTAATCTCCGGGAACATATCCGGGGCAACATTGCCGACGGTTCCCGCAACCTCTTTTACCGGGTCGCCCGGTTTATCGCTCTTTGCTCTCATTACTTGTACTTTTTATATTCTGAAATTCCACATAATACCATTGCGGCGCACATTGCCGCAAATAACAATTGCCACGGGTTCCAAAATGCGCCAATCAAACAACATAACCCCAATGCGCCAAACGTAATAATTAGGGCTTTCGCTTGAAACAACCCGGAAAACATGGTTTCGGCGGCGGCTTCCAACCATTCGATAAACTTACTTTTCATTGTTTCCGCCCTCCATGCCAAACAGGTAATCCGCCGTACAATCCAACATTTCGCAAAGAATAACGACCCATTCCGGGACAATCCGTTTGGTCGTGCCGTTACATAAATTCGTCATATTTACCTGTTGTGCGCTCTCGCTTGCACCCTCAAAAAGACGGGCGGCAATGTCTTTTTTCAAAACCTTTTTCCCGTTCGCCTCGGAACGGGCGATTGCTTCGTTTACTCTTAATCTCAATGCCATAACTTAAATTTTTTTTTGTTAATAACTTGGTTCGTTGCTCTCTTTGTATCCGCAATTGCGGCACGTTTTTTCCTCCCAAATCGGGCTATATTCCGGCGGGGTCAAATATCCGTCGCCTCCGGTACGTCTATACTCGCCGTCTGTAACCTCCATTTCCCCGCCACACTCCGGGCAATCATCGTCGCCAATCAATACACATTCCAACAGGGCGTCCAAATGGACGGAACGAACCGGGGAAATACCAATTGCCCGGATAACGTCCACCATTTCCACAACGGTAACATCCCGTTCGTAACAATCGGCGACCGGGAACCCCCAATTGTCGCTTATGTCCTCGATAATCTGTTTGTTGATTAACTCCGTAACGATTGTTTCGGATACTTGGTTGGCTGTTTTCCCGCTTTCGGTCGCCAACATCTTTAATTGTTCACTTTCTTTTATTTTCATATCATTTCCCGGTATCCCTCCGGGTAGGCTGTTAATCTTTTGTTCTGCAAAGGTAGAAAGATTTTTTTAATTACCAAAAATATAATCTTTGTTTTGCGAAATCATTTTTGCCGGGTGCGTGAAATATCCGATTTTTAACCTACCTTTGCAATACCGCATTACCAAAAATCGCTCTCGGTTACTGCGTACCGAACCCCCGGCGTATCTGTTACGTCCGGGGGTTCATCTTTTCCAACGCCATTTGCGCCGCACAATAACAAAATCGGTATATTTCGCCATAATATCCCGTTTGGGCGGTTATTTCCTGAATAACGCCCGCCGGATATTCCCCAAACGCCACATATTCGTATTGCGTTGGGTCTAAACCCCAATGCGAACTCAAACGTAATGTCAATATATTTGTCCCCGACCCGGTTAAATGCGTGGTCGATTGGTATAAATGCGTTCGTTTTGCCCTCAACGTATTGCACCCGGTCGGGAAATAACAACGTCAGCAAATGCGCATTTCTATAACACCCTTTGACTACCGGGCGAACCGTCCGGCGTATCAATTCAATTTCCCGTTCGTCGAATACGTCCGCCGCTTTTACGACCTCAACACGTTTTGCGACGGCGATTGTATCGGTAAAATATTGTCTTTGTCGGTCGGGCAAATCCAATCGTAAGAACGCCCGCATTTCCTCAATAATTACGCTTTCCATATTCTCGTTTTAATCATGTATTCCAAATTCGCAATCTCCCCATTGGTCGAAATCCGCCCCGTCATAACTAAACGGGTAACGTTCCGTTTCCGGGCAATCCGTCCAACATTGACGCCGGACGTTATTTATTGCAACCCGTTTCGGATTATATCCCGGCTTTCTCTTTTCTCTCAATTGGGCGGCGCAACTCTTACAACAACAACGCCCCCAACCCCGACGCAAATTGCGAGTATCGGCGTTGTACTCTTTGCCGCAATTATCGCATTTCCTTTTTATCGCTCCCATAATCTTAACCCTTTATAAATCCCTTAAATGCCAAATGGTAAACGTCGTATTGTTGCCCGGTAACATAAAATTCAATCATTCGGTCGGGGTCGCCAACGTCATTTACTGCAATGGTCGGGTACGGGTCGCCGGGATAATGGTTAAAATCGTCCTCAATATCCCGCAATCCCTCCGGGAAATCCGAACGATTGGCGGAAAAATACCGGGTTAAACTCTCTTTTATCCGGTTCAACATTTCGTCCCCGCTGGGTTCAAAATGCGCTTTTATTTTATCCTGTCGCCTTAATGCAAATCGCATGGTTAATAAATACTTTTTTGAAACGTCCACACCTTTGCGCACGTTTCGGGGTTTGCCAATATTTCCGTCGTGCGGCTCAACCCTTTGCCGTGGTCGCCTTTGCCGATTAAGTCCAACCGCCCAAAATAAAATTCGCCGTTGGCGGTACACGCCACATAATCACGGGCGGACGTTCTTGTTGAAACAACGTTGCCTTTTTCGTCGGTAACGGTGTACTGATACTTTTTGCCTTTCGCTTTCTTGCTCAAAATATACTTTGCCATAATCTTTGTTATTGTGCCGGGGGCGAACCCCCGGCGGGTTATTTACTTTGTCGAATAAGGGTTTTTGTAATTCATCCAATCTTTATGCGTCCGATAGCGGATAACATGGCGGTCAACTCCGGGGACGTCGCCGACGATTGCCGTATTAGTGTGTTCACGCATATACTTTGCAATCTCCCCGTCAAACCCCTTTTCCTTAAACTCGGCGGGCGTATAAACCACCGTAACGGGCTTAAAATGTTCGTCCCTTGCTTTCCGGCACTCGGATAACGTGGCTTTTACACACGTGAACAATTCGCCGTCCTCGGCTCTGTATTCGTATTGGTAGAACTTTTTGCGACGGTGCGTAAATGTTTCGTAATTCTCGCATCCTTTTTGGCATTGGCTAACGCCGTTTACATCTGTTTGCATACTCTGAAATTTATTTGGTTCCGGGAACCCGCCCGGTCGGATTAATAATAATAAAAGGATATTTTCAAACCCCGGCGCAACTTACAATGTTCGGCGTCTTTGACACAACGGAAAGCACGGCGCAATAATTTGTTCGCTATTTCAACGCCTACTAACTTAATCAAACCGGAAACGCCAACCAACGTGTTAATCTTTTTGCGGTTGAACAAGCCGTTTACTTTGATTTTGAAAGTACGGTTAATCTCTTTTGTTGTATATTCCAAACCTTTGTAAATATCTTCGGGCTTCATCGTATTGCTCTTTTTGTTGCCGGGAAAACGCCCGGTCGTTTTATTAACATGGCACAAAGATAGGGCATTTTATTTTAACTACCAAAATAATTTTCTTTTATTTTCGATTTTCGGACAAAAAAACGGTTCTTTTGGCTCCCCATAAAGTTATTTTTGGCGAATTTTCATTTTAAGCCACTTTATTTGCCGGGGTGGGTACTTTATCCATTCAAACAAAATAATCGAAATACGGGGCTAAAAACGGGCAAAAACAAAAACGGGGTTGCAACGCTTGGTTACAATCCCCCCCCTGTTATTACTCTTTATATTTCCATTTATAGCCGCCCGCCGTGTTTAATGTTCCCCGTATTACTCGGCTTATACTTGTATGCGCTATCCCCGTTGCTCGTTCCGCCTCTCTTATACTTGAATAGGAACCAATCAAAAAACCGTCCTTTAATTGCTGAACTGGAATTTGCAGTTGTTTATATGGCTTTTGAATTATTCCGGCTTTTCGGTAACGCTCAATTGATATTGGATTATTGGAATTTTGTTTGCGTGTACACCAACGTAAATTATTTACTTGGTTATTTATCCGGTCGCCGTCGATATGGTCAATTTCCGGCAAATTGTCCGGGTTCGGAATGAAAGCCGCCGCAACTAAACGATGAACTAATATTGTTTTCCTTATGTTGTTATTGCTTAATACAATAAAAAAATATCCGTAACGGTCTTTTTTAGATTTTAATATTTTCTCTTTAACTATGGCAATTTGCCCGTTCTTTCTTACTATTTTACGGGATAATGATTTTATGCGCCCGTTGTTACTAACTTGGTATATTCCTATATACCCGGTTAAATCTTTCCATATTTCCATATTTGCCAACTTTATAAGTAAGCCAACATTTAAAAGAAACGGGAACGGGCTGTTGGCTTTTGCCCTTTTCGGTTGGTAGCTACTCCAACCTATCCCCGTTTGTGCAAAGATAGTTATTTCTCTATGGTTATAACTTCAAATCCGGTAATTTTTGAATTTGGATTTTTTGAAACAATATCAAATTCACGGTTTTTTATCCGTTTTGTTTTCCATAAAAAATTAAGAAAACGCTTATATTGCACAGTTTCCGTTATTAAAAGGCTATCCCGTGTTATAATTTTGCCCGAAAACGTATTATTTATAATACATCCGTCAAAGTCAACCCATTTGTCGGAATACTCAATACAACGTAAAACGGTCGTAACCGTATCGCCGGGCAAATATACAACACTATCCCGGACGGTTGCCCGCAATTCGTTGATTGTTTCCATTTGGGTTGTTGTAACCCGTTCCAACTCCCGGTTCTTTGTCTGCAACGTCTTTATCAACTCCGCATCGCTCGCCCGGTATTTTTCAAACTCTGACAATTTCAGTTCCAAAACCCCAACTTTGGCGGCGTTCAAACTATCTTTCGTTTGGTACCGGGAAACTTCCTGCAATAACGTTTCCGTGTTGGTTCTGTATTTGTCCCTTTCCCCGGTCAACGTATTAATCCGGGAACGTTGCACCCATATAGTGACAACGGCGGAAACCGCCAAAGCAATTGCCGCTATTATTAAATATTTTTTCATAAGATACGTTTTATCGCTTCATAATGAATTTTTGCAATACGTTCACGCCCGGCGTCTGACAACATAAAACGGCAATCTTTTTCGGTATCCATGAAAAAGTTTTCAGATAATACCGCCGGGCAAACCGTATGTTTCAGAATGTAAAATTGGTTTTCTTTGTCCGGGTCGCCGTCGGTATGGTCAAAGCGCATTTTCCAACCATCCGGGGCAAACTCCTTTTCCGCTTCTTCGCAAAGAACGGTTGCGATTGCATCCGCTTTCGTTTGTCCTACGCTTGTGTAACATTCCCACCCGGTGCCGCCTCCGGCGTTCCCATGAACGCTAAACAAAACGGCGTTGTTGCCGCAATCTGCATGGATAACGTTTGCACGTCGGCAACGTTCCGGTAATGATACGTCGTTGTCCTCCGGTACCAAAATTTCAAACTTTATTCCCTCCGCTTTCAACATCGCCGCAATACGGCGTACAATATCACGGTTAAACTCCCATTCTAACAATTGGGAACCGTCCCCCCAAATGGGGGAACGTTTCCCGGCACAATCCACGCCGTGACCTCCATCAAGAATTACAACTTTACTCATTTTCGTTTTCTCCTTTCTTTTTATTGTTTTTGTCGGGGTCGTCCCCAAATTCTTTTTCCAATCTTTCAATTATCGGTTGCAAATGCGACGGTAACGCCCTTGTAAACTCCAAACGGATAACATGGTAAATAATACGTAATGCCAAATTCCGGGGGTACGCAATAATCAGATTGCGGAACGCATTTTGCAAATACACATACATAAACACGTATGTTAGTGATTTTACCACGATAACCGCCGTATTTTCATCGCCGCAATTTTTCATTATTACAAAAATCGCCTCCACGATAAACAGATACAACAGAAATTCGCACAATGCGTTTTTGAACTTACGGAACGAAAAGTTTTTGCATCGCACAATCGCCACGCCGTCCGCCCTCATACCCGCCCAAATGTTGAACGCAAACATTACTACTAACGCATAAACAAAACCCTTTGTCGGGGTTAAATACCCAAATAACGGGCTAACCGTTGAAATGGCAATAATACGCCATTGTTCCCAATTCATAATTCTTTCCATATCAAACATACATGGTTATTCTACATTTAAGAAATAGTAGTTATTTCATATGGTTTATTACAAGCCTCTTTAATGCACTTGTTTATCAAACTTATATTATCATCCGTTACGGCGGTACACAATTGTTCTCTATAATCTCCACCGCCTAAAGGTATTCTATATGTACAATTTTCAATATCAATATTAAATAACTTTGCAATAAACGTCTGAAATAATGTACCTGCAATTATATACCTTGTAATTCCAAAGTCCGCATGAATTGAATCTCGTGTAAAGTCCGTTTTATTCCTCCAATTCACCGTGTTATCCATAAATGGGTAAGTGCTTTCTATCCCGTCAAGGCTTGTAATAACTTCCGCTTGTTCTATACTTGGTGGAGCCGGAACAGCAGACGTATAGATAGTGCTATTTCTTAATACAAGATTAGTTCTTGCATTTTGCACGGCCGTCCCACTTGGAATAACGAATTTAACATCGGGGCAATTAGTAATGCAATCTTTATAATTTTTAGATATATTAGTCCACATACCTATTTGTCTTTCCCTTTGATTGCTGCCATAATCAAGCCACTTGTCATCATCTGCCCCACTTGGTCCATGAGAATCGGAAATGGTATGATATACAGAAAATGCCCATGTCATATTCATCCCAAATACGGGATTACTATAAAGACTTGCTTTTTTACATTTATCTATAAGTTTTTGTACAATATTATTTGTTATTATTCCATCTTCTCCCTTTTCCCAAAATACAGATTGGTCGGGGTATGGCGATTGATATGCCCCGTTTTGCAGAATAACAAAATTCCATGCTTCATCGGCTAATATCCAATCCATCTTTACCGTATCATTCGCCGGAGCTGGTTCTCCTTCATCAGTTATATCGGAGCCTGGTTCACTTGACCATTTACCAGTAGTGCCATTATACTGTTCCCAATCTGTTGCTTGATACTTCCACTTATAGTAAGTGACACCCATCTCTGCATCCCATCTTGCTATAAAAGTCCCTAATACTGCAGCCCCAATATATGCGTTGCCAATAATTACATCTTTATAAAAAGACTTACATATATTACCAACCTCTCTCACCGTATCAACTCCAAACGAAGAGCCTATAAAAAGAATCTTCAATGCTTCTTTGTAGGACGTGCTGTCTTTGTTTTCTAATACCGTTACTCTTTCGCCTAATAGATTTATATTTTCTTCATTGTCTTTCACCTCTTTATTTAAATCTTCGATTTGCTCGTAAACGCTTTTTTGCATATAAGGAATATTGTAAATAAATAAGGATTTAAGAAATTGCACTTTATCACCCTCTATTCTTGAATTAGAAAAATGAAGCCCTAATTTTACCGCCCCATTAGGTTTTATGTACCCTCTGTCATTCGTACCTGTACTTCCTCCGACAGATGTTAATATTCGGTTATTGTCTGCGCCAAAAAATTTAAACGCCCATCCATCAAAACTATTTACGCCTGATGAATCAAGAATATAAATAACCGTACCATCTTCTATTTCGGAAACATCTAATACTTCTAATGCGCTATTAGTCGCATTTGAACGAGGATTGTCTATTAATGAATCTCCAACGTAAGCACTATCGGCATAAGCATTAAGCCATTTAGTAGGCGTATAATTTAATTTAGCGGTATTTATAATCCCTTCAAGTTGTCGTTTATTTTCCTCTGACTGCTCCTCTATCTCTTTACTTCTTTTATCAAGTTCTGTTATGTAGTCTACTATCTTTTTAGAAAACATCCCTAAAAAGAAAAAACCATCAATATCACTTATAGTGGATGGTGTAGAAGTATGTATATATAAAAATTTTGCATTAGCAGACGGTAGAATATCATTCCCCGAATCTTGGAAACTCCAATTCACTTTATTACCGTTTGCGTCTGTCAACTTAATTGACAAACCATAATCGGCAATTCTCACTTTTTCCCCTTGTGAATTATACATGCTAATAACGTCATTTGTATTTGCGTCAATTTGGTAGGGTACGTTACATCTTAAATACCCATTCGTGCTGTCAGGTTTCGGGGAATTATCTCCTACCCAACGACCACTAACATATTCTGACGCCTTAATACTCAATCCCGCTATTTCATTTTCTAACTTGACAACTTTTTCCGATGTTGCAATACCCGATTTATTCTTTACCCAAATACCATTTTTATTGGTAAAGATTAGAACTTGGTCGGTCAATTCCACGCCTCCAAAATTAGAGTAAACCCCCGGTTGTGCCGCCAAATAAAAAATATTTTGGTCGGGTGTTCCGGGGTTTGTATCGGGTGTTGCCATTCCGGCAAATGTAGCGTTGTCGCCTATATTGCTAACCAGCGACAACAACGTTGCCTGCAACACGTCCCCCGTAATTTCCTGCATGCCGTTTGCTTTGATAACGGCGGCAATTGCTGCTTTTAATTGTTTATAATTTCCCATAATCTAATTAATTTAATCGTTGTTAAAATCATTATTGAAATCTATGTTAAAATCTCCTTTATTTGCTATTATATAGCCACGTCCTATTTTCTTAACGACGGTATTTGTTTTAAATTCAATTTCTACGCTTGCTAAATCTCCCTGCGTTTGCCACTTTGGGGTAATTAGAAACGTATCGCAATAGTATTCCCTGCCGTATTTGTCCGTTATACGAATGTAATCAGCCATTCTAATAAATCTCATAACGTCGCAAAGGAACTCCGGTGCCAATATCGTACATTTAAACGTTTTGACTGATATTTGTTTTTCCGGGAAAAAATACCCGTCCCGTTCTTCGCCATCTTCTTCAAATTCATAATCCGGTTTTCCCAACTCGGTACAAAGGTACAACGTATTTTTGAAATCCGGGTTTTTATAGACTATTTGCCCGGCGTCAAATACCAAATTTTCTATATCCCACCATTGTATTTTTAAGTAACCGGAAACATCTTGTACAACCGTGAACATTTCAGAATACCATGTTTGCACGCCATCCGATAACGTCATATAATATATTCCGTCCAACTGATTTAATGGCATAGGTAATATTGACGGGTACAATATAACATCATAACCCAATGTTTGAAACCGGATAATCTGCAATTCGGTTTCAAACATATACCTCGTTATATTTGCAACTCGCTTTCCGGTTTTTTCATACAATACCACTGACGTAACATTGTTTGACCGTGTGTTTCTTATTATCTGAAACGGCAACAATCTATCAGCCGGGGCAAATAACGGGTAAATTGCGCCGTATGCGTAACTTTTTCTGTGGTTCTGTTCATTTATTGACGTGTACCACGGTAAAACGCTTATGTTGTTATTCTGTATCATATTTCAACGTTGCTTTAATGTTTCGACTACACAAATTTACGCTTAATTTATCAACTTGACCGTTACCGATATACGTTTTTATTAGTTGCATCGGGTTTGGGTCGTCATTTGCCGGAAAACTAAACGTTTGTTTCTTCTTTCTCTCAATACCGTATGCGTAAACCTCGGAACCGTTTATTGATACACGACGGGCGGGTAAATCATACATCCAATAAGGCATTTGCAAATTAATAAACGCCAAATATCCATTTTGCAAAAAGTATTCGACGCCGTTTATTGTTTGGCGGGTAAATGGCAATATCCATTGCGACCCGGACGTTGGCGGAACGGCGGCAAATAAGGCGAACCCGTCGGAACTCATGTTGCCGGGGTTTAATAACATCATATCAATATCGGACGTGAAATTTGATATATTAATTTCCTCAACCTTTCCGGGCGTTACATATTTACTAATTACTTGTATCGGCAATCCCTCAAAAGCCGCCGTAACGTCGTCCATCCATTCAAATTGGTAACGTTCGGGCAAATCGACCTTATCAAACGAATATTCCGACGTGTTGAACGCCCACGATTTCCCGTTGCGCAAATTCAATTCCTTTGTCAAATCGTGGCTTAACACAACCCCGCCGGAATAGGAACCGCCATTGCGGAAATATTGGATATGTTCGATTTTAAATTTGCCGTCCTCAATGAACCAATAACATTTAAAACAATCCCGTAACATATTGGTAAATTGTTGTAAGGTCGTCGGGGCTTTTTGTGCGGGTTGCTGATATTCCCCGTTTATAATGTTTGTTTTCTGCGATACAAACAACCGGAAATTCAACCCGGATATTGGATTGTTTCCGCCGTATAAAAATTGGCTATATTCCGCTGTCGCTTCGTGGGTTATACCGGGCGCAATCTGATTAAGCAAAACAGATATACAAGACGCAACCGGGAACGCATCCCGCAAAGTATACTCTTTCCTCGCTTTTTCCTCTAATAACCAATCCATCAAATAAAACCCAAACCACAACGACGCATAACGCCACGTCGACCGAGCAATTGGATAAAACGTTTGTCCGTATATGGAATAAGGCGGCGCAAAATACTTTCCGTTGTCCGCTAATCCCCACTCGGTCGGGGTGTCTGAAAAGTTGTTTGAGATAAACGCCACGTCAATTGCGTAACCAATCGCACGCCTATAATTACGGTTATTATCAACTATATCATCGGCGGGCAATGGATATGTATTTAAATCGTTGATTTTCTCCACATCGCACAAATACCGGGCATATATATTATAACTTTTCATATCGGCGTGCATCGTACCCCTTGCGCCGGAACCCTCAACAGCGGTTAAATCAAACTTCAACGTATCAAAAGGCGACGTTGTAGACTTAGAGTAACGAAACATTGCCGTATCATCGGAGCGTTTGCGTATCTCGACTATAACAGCCCCAAACGGTAAACCTTCAATTCTTTGTTGTGAAATATAGATATAATAATTTACGTTTAATTCCGGGTATAATTTCCCCTCGAAATTATTCGCACTTGCACCCGTCGCCATTCGTCCGGTATATAATCCCCCTATTACCGCCGGGGAACCGTTCGGCGTAATCTGTATTTCTTTCAAAATATTACATAAAGCGAAATGATACGTTTGCACTAATGCGCTTTGGTCGCTCGTGGCGTTTGCATCTTGTTCCCAATTCGTACCGCCCAAAAAACAAGAAACAACGCTATCCCCCGGCACGTATATTTGAATTAATGGACGCTTGTTTATCGTTATCCGTTGGATTGTCGGGGCTAACGTTATTAAATTGTATTCCTTTTCCAATCCCGCCAACACGTCGTTATAATCGTCGATTGCGTCCGGTTGTACAACAACCTTTTTATCGTAATCGGTAAACGTGCAATCGGTTTTCATAAACTTGCCTTGAAAGTATTGGAACCATGTACGCCCGCCGTCGTCGCTCTTTTCAATGCAATACAAAAATTCATTGTCGAACGATTGACGGTTTATATAGTCGTAATCATCCCGGACAAAGGTAATTTTGCCGGATAATTTGGCACGATAAAACCGTTGGTTGGTTTCTAATTCGTACTCCTTTGCCAAATCGTCCTTATAAATCGGATGCACGGTTTGACCTTGTAAGACGTTCGGGGCGTCCAACGTTCCCAATCTCAACCATGCCGTCCCGTTGGCGTATTGCGCTTTGCTTACATTAAACCGGATATATGCGGCATTGCTTGGTATGTCAAATTCCGTATTTGTGGCGTTCGGGTCGCTTCCCCAACCGCCGATAATCTTTTTATTGCTATCGTAAAATGCGCCCACGGCTTGCGGGGTGTAATTCTGAAACAATTTGCGGGGGTACACATTCCCAACCGGGACAAAAGTACGGGTATAATAGAAACTTGTATTATTCCCGTTTATGTTCCCGGTTGTTTTACTTATCGCCCCGTTCGCTAAAAACGCATTTACAAATGAATGTCTATAAATCGGGTTCATATCAATTTTTAATTTTACGTGTCAAATTCTTGTAAACCTCAATAACATTGCCGTTGCCATCGACGTAACGACGGCGGCGGTTTTGTTCCTTAATCTCCCTTACATCGTCTTTTAAATCCCGCAAATCCGGTGCGTTATTTTGTTGAACCGTTACATTAATGCCGTCGGTATTGTAGGCATTAAGGTACTTTTGGGGGAATGTTCCCCGGTTCAAACTATTTATTACGTCCGGGATTAAACGACGGAAACGGCGGGAATTACGTTTATTGATAACGGCGAAAAATTCGCCTCCCTCGGCACGTCGGCGGGTTCCGTCCGGTTTCGTTCCTAAATCAATATCATTTCCGCTTTGGTGCGAACCGCCCTCCAAAAGTTCAACGGTACCGTCGCCGTATGTTTCCGTTCCTCCGTTTCCTCCGGTCTGTTTTGCCAATTGCGCCGCCTTGATTTTAGACGCTGCAAAACTCGCCCACATTACGGCAATTGCAGGTATTGCAAACGGGAAACCTAATTGCGACCATATCAGCGCCGTTGCTGTTACCATGTTTCCGATTTGCTGCAATGTTTGTATTGCTGCCTGCTGTTTTTGCGCTTTCTGTTGTTCTTTCAACGCTTTTTCTTGGTTTTTCTTTGCCAAATCCAACTCCTTTTGCGCTTGTACAACATTATTGGCGTACCCGTTTGCCCTTGCTTCCAATTCTGCATCCAACGCCGATTGTGCGGCGGAAACCTCTTTATCCGCTTGCTCAACGGCTGCATCTGCTGCGGCAACACGTGCCGCCGTGAATGTATTTAACGCATCCAATGCGTATTGCATAGACGTATTAATTGCCTCTTTTTGGTCGTCGTCCAAATTAAGCCCAAACAAACCGTAAATGTCTGTTCCTCGTTCCTCCCCTTTGGATTGCTCAATTTCTTGGTCTATTTTTTTAATAGTGTTTTGAATTGTTTGTACCTCAACATCAGACAATTTATTGGCGGCTTGCTGATTTAATTCTAAAACCTTTTGCAAACGTTCCTTTTCTGCTTGCAAACGGAATTGAGTTTTCCGGGCTTCTGAATTTCTCAACAAATCAAACTCCGATTGTGCCAACGCTTGTTGTTGGTCGAATATCTGTAATTGCGCTTGCAAATATTCGTCCGCAATTCCGGCTCCCTTTGCGTCAAAACTTGCATTAATCGCCGCGGCGTCCTGCTGTTGCCCGGTCGGTTTCTGTTGGTTCTGTAATAATGCGGTTTGTCTTTCGTTTTCCAACAACTGCATCCGCAATTGTTTTTCCTGCTCGCTTCCCTCTTTGACTGCTTGCAAACGTAATTCAATGCTTTCTTTCTGTAACGCTAATTCCTGCAATTGTCGGTCTTGTTCGATTTTCAATAACGCCTCGGTTTGTTGCTGTTCCAACGCCGTAATTGTGGCGTTTATCGCTTGACGTCCGGTTTCGTTCAAATCCTTTTCGGTCTGCAATTGGTGTTGTAAATCCTCAATTTGGCGGGAATACTGATATTGCGTTTGTTGGCGACGCTTTGCCCATTCGTCGGTTTCCAGCTGCAATTGTGCATCCTGCAATTTTCGGGTTGCTTCCAAATTCTTTTTATAAGCCGCTTCAATTTGCTTTGCTTGTTGTTCTGCTGCCTTTTCCGCATCGCTTTTACCCCTTGGCGTTACGGTTGGGTTCTGTGTCGTTACGGGCTTATTGTCTGTTTGTGGCGTCGGGGTATCTCCAACAGAAACCGGGATTGTTAACGGTTTTATTTTCTTTTGCATACCCTCCAAACCCTCTTGGAAATTTTCTGTTATGTCTTTAACTTGGGCTTTAACCAAATTTCCGTACGCTGCTGCATAATCTGCCAATCCTTTTTTTACGTCGTCAAAATCTAACGTAAACGCCCCCTTTAATGCGGTTCCGGTTGCTTTGACTATATCAATAAAGAATCCAAACAAATTTCCCAACGTATCAAATGTTGTTTTGAATCCGGCAACAATCCCATTCCAAATTGCACGTATCAAAACACTTTCATTATATAACTCAATCAAGTAATTGACAACATCAATAACCCCTTTTATTATCGCCGTCAATCCTTGGTTAACAAAAACTTTTGCCTGCGTTGTCAACGTTTCAAAATTTCCTCCGGTTGCGTCAAACAACCCGGATAATGCGTTTTGCAACTCAATTTGGCTTTGCAATTGTTCCTCCTGCAATTGCGCCAAAACTCCGGCTTTCCCTTTTACTTCATCCATGTTTGTTGAAATATCTTTCAACGTGCGCAAATACTGCAATCCGGCGTCCTCTCCGGGACCCCCGAATATATCTGCAATTGCAGCCCCGACCGTTGCCGCATTATCCGGCAATTCTGCCAATTTTGCGGAAACGTCTTGTATAACATCGAACGTTGTTTTGGTTCCGGTCTGCAAATCTTTTTGAACTTGTTCCGACGAAATACCGATACCGTCCAAAGCCGCCGCCGTCGCCGTCGTCATTTCACGCAAACGCAAATTTGCCTCCTTAATTGCGTCAACGCCTTTGTCCGAAAAGATACCCATTTTGTTTGTTTGGGCTACAATCGCAACAAATTGGTCTGCTGATATTCCAGCCTCTTTGAAATATGCCGGGTATTCTTTCAACGTGTCTAAAAATTCCCCGTTCGCATCGGCTCCGGACAAAAAACCATCCTTAACCAACTGCAATGCCTCATTTGCAGAAATACCAAATTGTTTTGATAATGCGTTTGTTGCAATCAATGTTTCCCGGAAATCTGCGTTGAATGAATCGGCGACGGCTTGCACCTCATTTCTAAACGCTTTCAAATCATCGCCACTTTTCCCGGTAAATTGTTGCGTCAATCTCGTTGCCTCAACTAACCCGGCGTTATAATCGTACCACCATTTAAACGCCGCACCCGCCGCCGCAATTCCGGCAATCGCCAAAAAAACCGGGTTTGAAAGTAATCCCAACAAAGTTTTTCCCAATGCTTTTGCCCCGTCGCCAATAGCTGTAAAAACGGCTTTACTTTCAGCCCCGCCACGTCCTAACGCCAAAAGACTTTCGCCAAATGCGCTATTTAAACCTAACGTTTCTTTTAATTTGTCGCCATACGCAATAATTGCGTCGGACGCCTCCGTATAATTTCCGACGTTCAATTGAAATTTCCCGGTTGCTTCCTGCAAACGTTTCATTTCTTCGTATATTTCTTTGGTTTGTGCAACCAATTTTCGCCCCTCCTCGGTGTTTTCCCGTTCGGCTTTAGTCATGTTGTTTAAATAAATCTTATTCAATGAATATTGCGCCGATAAACGGTTATAACTACCCTCGGCGGATTGATTTATTTTCACAATCAGTTTATTAATTTGGTTCGCTTCCTGTTGTGCCAATTTTAACTCGGCTAACTTTTTGGCGTTCTCGCTTTCTGCAAACGCCAAATCACGTTGCGCACGTGCCAAACGTTCCGCATCGTCTGCGGCTTTCTTGGTTGTGTTCCTGCCGTCCTCGGTTGCCCCGGAAATCTTTTGCAGAACCGCCGCCAACTGAATTGCTTCCGCCCTAATATTTTTCAACGCATTTGTATATGCGTCTGAAAGTTCATCCAATTGCTTTATCAAATCAGTAATCGAATTATCGGGGCTTACCAAATCAGAATATTTAATTGGGTTGTTGTTATCTGCCATATATCCGACTATTTGTTTTTGTTATTTTCGGGCAATTTGCCCTACAATCAATTTTCTTTTCTCAAATGTATAATTTATCGTCTGAAAAATAAAACACCTTAAATCGCCTTATTTTGGCTTTTTCTGCTTGCTTTTTTCGCTTGCTCCTTAATGTATTCAAATGCGTTGTAATATTCCAAAACGGTAAACGATTTTGGGTTTACGTGCAAATGTTGGGACAACATCAAACACATATTTTCAAACTGCTTGTCGTATTGTATTTCCACGCTATCCGACCCGCTAAACGATTTGGGTTTTGTATAAGTCAACAACAACGTCGTAATATGGTCTATTTCTTCCCGTTTGTCGCTTTCGTCCCCCTTTATTATCGCATCCAACATTAACATCGTGCGTTGCTTCAATTGGTCGTAATACTCTTTAACCGTGGCGTCGTCGAATAGTTTAGGAAAATACAATTGCAATTCTTCATCTATTTTTTTTTTGACCGCTTCCAATTGGGCGGTCAACTCGGCGTTCGGCGCATCGGCGAATAAATCCAATACCTTTTGCAAACCGTCCGCCGTCATATCGTTGTATTCGGTTCCGTCCACGGACTTAACCAAACAGGCAAACGCCAAATACTTTGGCGATATGGCGGATTGGACGAAATAAACGTTTTGCCGCAAATTATCCAATTCCTTTTCCGCCAAATCCGGCTTTTCCTTTCGGATAAACCGGATTGCCTTTTCAATATGCGCATCCCAATCGTTCAAATCCGACCCAACCCCGGCGTCGATAAGCAACATTTTGTTATATGCGTGAAATCGCAAAATCGGCAATTCGTCGATACTGTCGTACAACACAACCGCCCGTTCCCCTATCTTTGTCGTTTTCATAAGAGTATGCGGGTTATGACTGTTGAACAAAACGGAACCAATAACAATGCCGGGTTCCCGGTGCATATAGCAAACAGGACGGACAAAACGACCCCCGCCCACCATGATAAGCAAAAGCCGCAATTGAACATCTTAACAAAAAAGTCGTTGCCGTGAACTTGGACGTACTCAATAACGCCCCACTTTTTTAACAGGGTCAACAGGAACGCCGCCACGGTTGCCACGACCAAAACCCAAATAATGAAAGTTACCATATCGTTAAATGTTACAAGGTTGATTAACTGACAATACACCCTCAAAGCGAAAACCGCCGAACGGGTGCATTAAAAATTGATTATCTATTTCGTCCAACGTAAACCCACGGTACACGTTTTCCGCCAACTCATAAATCCGGTTTATTACAATCGTCCCGTCTTTCAGCCAAAAACCGCCATTTAGGACGGTCAATATTTCGTTCTTCAATGCCTCGGTATTCCGGTTGTTGAGTTGACCGGGGTAAACCTTGCGCAAATCGAACCAAACAATAAGAGAAAACGGGGCTTTAATCTCGCTTTGCTCTTTGGGAACCCAACCGACCGTTTGCGGGTCGTCTATCCAAAAGAACGAAAAATTGCCAATATTGGCATCCGGGGAAACGTCGATATAATCATTGTCGCCTCTCCATTCCGTCCCGCCCGCATATACGTTCGGGGTATAATAGCGTTTGCCCTGTATCACTTTGGCGATACGTTGCGCCCGCCCAAATGCGATGTCCAACCAATCGACGTTATCCATTAACCCGGTTTGTATGTTCCCCAAAACCCGGTCGATTAAAACCGGGTTGGGAATTATAGGGGTTGTTTTCTTATTCGTTGCCATATAATACGTTTTTTGCTTTCTTCATTAAGTCCGGGAATATATATTGCCAAATCAACGCCGCAATATTTTCGTCCGTCAATCCCAATATCTGCCGCCCGTACTTTTTTATTAAGTCCTCCGTTTTGAAATCCGACGCCTTTATTTCAAATTGTTTGTCGCCGACTTCCAAAAAAAACGACGCTTCAAAATCCCCGGTATCCCGTAACGTTACCCGGTTTGTCGGTTGCCCTTTTTCCTCCTTTATGGCTATCGTCAACGGCGAATACGGGGCGTAATCCATAATTTCCACGCCCAAACGGTTAATACCCTGTTCAAACAATTGTTCCTCGGCGTTCATATCAACAATATAGGCGTCATTGTCCCAAATGATTTGTTGAATGTATGCGCCGGACGATAACCCGTTGTTGAACGTGGCAACCCGGTTGCGTAAATCCTGTATTGACTTTAACCCCGCCATAATCTTACGTTGTCCGGTATTTTACGCCGTGGTTATTACAAGTAAGGCAAATACGGTCGATACCCTGCGTATCCAACCGCAACGCCTCGTATGCTTTTTTAAGGTCATAACCCAAACCGCCGGGGCGACCCTCAACGTTGCCGTCCAACTCGTAAAGAATTTCCATCCGGCTTGCGTTTACTTGGTTCCGGTTTACCTTAACGTCGGGGTTCATTGCCAAAGTGCGCAACATGATTGCGGCGACCTGTCGTTGGATAACCGTTTGGAAAATCTGCCTTTCCTTAATGATAAAATCCGTTAGGTCGCAACCAACGGTTATTTCGCAATTCAACCCGTAATTCTGCGTATTGGTGTACATCGTCAACGCAATATCCCACAACTCCGGGTATTCGTCGAATGTTTCCGGGGCGTTCATCATAAACGGGGATACCTGTAAATACTTGGTTATTTCCCGCCAACGCTCCAAATCAACGTAACCCGTACACGTCCCGCACGGCTCCCGGCTCCAATCCTTTGTCATGTTAATTGCCTGCATCCCGGCGGGCAAATCGTTTTGGTTGTAACAAAGGAACCACGACCCCCCGGCGTTGTTTCCGGTACTGATATACGGCAAATAACAATCTTTCAACGGGAACCACTGAAAACCGCCGTTTGTCTGCGTAAAATTCAAATCAAACGTCTTTATCGGGTCAATTTGGGACGAATGGAAAAGATACATACGAACAACCCCGGTTGCGCCCGTCATTTGCAACCCGATTTGCTCGATTTTCATTGTTACGCCCATAGAACGAACCGGGACAATTTCAAACCCGACTAATTTATGATTATTCGGCAACGTCGCCCGGATACGTCCCGCACCGTCAAAGAACGTGCGCCGTTCCAACAGGTTCTTTGTTTCCTTATCCAATCCCTTTATCTGCGTGAATGTTTGTACCATTTGCGCAATACCGTTACGGGTCAACCGCTCCAAATAATCGGAAATGAAATTGTACGGTTGCCAATAGGGGTTGCCGTAATCGTCGTTGTAATCGTCGTTAAAATCGCTTTCGGTCGGTTCCTCGTTTTGGTTGTCCCGTGTCGCAATCCAAACTTTGTTGTTGTGGCGAACCTTTGCCCCGGCTTTGTATTCCCTTATCATATTCCAAACCGGATATTGAAAAACGAAATCATCCGGGACGATTGCCCGGACATTCTCCAAAGTAACAAGGGGGTGCGCACCTTGAAACGTCAAACCGCTTTCCGTCTGCGTTAAATTGTCGTCTATCGCCTTTGCCGGGTCGTATGATTGCTCCCACCCGCACACATTTTTTAACGCTTCGCATATTTCATTTATTCTTATCATAAAAACGCCCATTTATAACCTCCAACATTATGAGAATAATACAATTTACCTCTTATGTTTTTGGTTGGTTTATTATTTAAATGCCTTGATAACTGACTGACATTAACACCAATTTTACTTGCTGCAATTTTTATACTATCATATTCTGCAATTTTATTACCGAATCTATCAAATTGAGCAATCCGTTTATTTTTATGTTTATTAGCTCTATAATTACGAGTGCCAAAATTTTGATTATATGTGTTATCACACCATTCCAAATTATTAACGTGATTGTTCGACTTGTTTTCGTCCTTGTGATTGACTTGCGGCAAATTGTCCGGGTTCGGAATAAAAGCCACAGCAACTAATCTATGAACCATTATTTTTTTAAATCCATCTTTCCTATTTCCTAATGAAACACGTAAATAACCTTTTTTTGTAATTTCAGGTACTAATATACGGTCGTTATAAACCATGCCTAATCTATCTACACGATATAAGCTCTTAACTCTTCCGCTACTACTGATTTGGTACAAACTTTCATAGCCTTTAATTTCTTTCCATTTTTCCATATGCAAATATAACACATTGTTCCCATATTAGGAATTAAGATTGCAATAAAAAAAGGGGGCGGGGATAACCACCCCCGTCCCCTCGGTTTAACAATTCGTTATGCTCCGGCGTTATGCGCCCGCACCTCCGGCGGGAAATTCCCCGGCGTTGGTTACATATACAGGCATACCCAACGGTTCGTTCGGATTGCGGGCGGTAATCTCGGCTTTGATAATTGGGTTTGCCACGGTATCCGGGTTGCTGTTGTAAGCAACCATATACGCCACGTCAACGGAAAATCCGAAATACTCCTTAACGGCGCACGTCAAATCGGCGGTTGCGTCGCCCATGATTGCGGACTGGTCGCCAACGGCGGTGTAATAGTGCGAACCAACGGGCAAATCAATGTACGGCAAACGTACAACGTCCCATTCGTGGAAATTCGCACGGGTGCGGCGTAATGCCTCACGGTCAACACGTGTAAGGATACCAACATTACCGTCAGCAACGGCAAACATGGTTCCCATTTTGCCCGATTCGTCGGTTACGTTGTTCGTGTAGTGCAAAACCTTGTTGTCGTACTCCATGCGCTTGTTTACGTCGTTGTAAACGCCATGTTGCGCAAGTTTACGGATAAGGCTATCAACCCCGGCGTTGGCGATAATGTGGATATATTCCGGGTAACAGTTAGCCCGCATAATCGGGTTAATATCGCCCAAAATCTCGGTCGCCATTTGGGTTGGAACCTGTACCACGTTGCCCGACTGCGTGTAATTAAGCAACGTTTTGAACACCTGCGTTTTGTTTGCCTCCAATGCGGCAACGGCTCCGACGTCCAATTTGTTCGCCAAAGCCCGGCACGTCTTTTCCATTTTGCGCAAAAAGTCGTGTTCGTAGGAAATCTCGTTGTTCATGTAGGCGGCGGGAACCATTGTAAAGCCAATGGCATAAGTCGCCCAAACAACCGTTACCAATGCGGACGTATTTTCATCGTCAGCGATAACGCACGAACGGACATTGCTAACCTGTACATCGCCGTCGTAATTGATAACGGGTACTTGTACCGTGTTACCAATGGACGCAAACGCACGGTCACGCAAATTGGGGTTAATGATTGAAGACGGGGCGTTGGTTTGCTCAATGAAAAAATCCAATGCGCCATACTCACACTGGCGGGTCATATTACGGTCTAATTCCGGGTTTTCAATCCGCCAATTCTGCAATCTTGTTGCTACTAATGACATAATGTTAAAAATTTAATTGTTATTAAATGCGGGTTTACCCTTTACCCGTGATTGTTTACTTTTCCGGCAATGCGGCAATATTGTTGTCCTGCCATGCCTGTTTCATTGCGGCGTCGAACTTTTCGGAACCCGCCGTTAAGCCCTGCGCCATAAGGTTTGCGGCGATTGCTTCGTAAGCCTCGACACGGGTTTTTGCGCCCGTTACGTCAATGGTTGTTCCGCCACCACCGCCGGAACCGCCCGCCGGGGGAACCGTTCCGCCGCCTCCGGCTTGGCGTCCCTTATCCAAAATACCCATTGTTTCCAATTCCTTTGCCAACAGGTCGCCGGGGGTGTACGGGTTCAACTGATTGTTCGGGTTACGCATAATTGCGCCGCTTTCGTCCTTAAAAGCAAGGATTTTACCGCCTTTTCCGTCGTCGATATATTCGGGGTTCATACCCTTAATTTTGTCGATTGCTTGCGCTAACAAAACCTTTGTTGCGCTTTCGGGCAATCCCGGTTTGAATTTCAACCCGGCGGTTGCGGTCTGCAATGCACCCTCGATACGAACGCCGAACAACTCCGTTTGGAATTTCTTTTCGGCTTCATCGTACTTGCTTTTGAGGTCGTTAAACTGCGTTGTTACCGCCGTTAAATCGGCTTTCGCCTGTTTCAACGCCTTTGCCGTTTCCGCATCGGTCGCACCGTCGGCAATTGCCTTTTCCAAACGTGCCTTTTCTTTCGTCAGACTGTCGATTTGGGTTTGCAATGCGCTTGCGCTTTCCGCTTTGGTTTTGAACTCGGCGACCACACGTTTTGCGTAATCAAACGTCTTTTCGGTTCCGTTCTTTGCGATACCGGACGCCGCCAAAATATCGGCATCCAATCCGCCGTAAATTTCGCCCGTCTTTTTGGCGATAACGCTATTTTCGTCGTTGGCGGACAATGTTGTAATTGCCGCAATTTGTTCGTCCGTCAAACCGGACAAAGCCGCATTTGCAATTAAAATTTCTCTCGTTAACATAATTCTTTCCCTTTGAATTAATTAAGTGCGATTGCTGCTACTGCTCCGCTGTTTGCGTTAATAATATCAATTGTGTATTTTGGGGAATCCCCGGTTGTGTTAACCAACCAACTAACAACACGTGCATGGCTGATTTTATTTTCAACCTCTTTTGTTACCAAAATGACGTCGGTAATTGTTCCGCCCTCAATACATTCAATCAACTTTTTCTTTGTTGCGCCATCCAATGCGGCGGCGGTTGTTGTTACTTCAATAACCAAATTGTCCTGCTGTGCAATCTGTGCCATAATCGTATTTTTAATAGTTTAATACTCTGTTACTTTTTCGCTCCGGGTTTGTCCTCGGCTTCTGCCTTTGCCTTTGCATCGGCTTTGGTTTCTTTGGCGGGTTCTGCCGGGATAACTCCCGCCGCTTTCAATTCCGCCAAAATTTCAGCCTTTAACGCCGCTTTTTCCTCGGCTTTGGCTTTCGCCTCGGCTTCTGCCTTTGCCTTTGCATCGGCAGCGGCTTTTTCCTCGGCGGCTTTCTGCTGTGCGGCGGTTCGTGCCGCTTTTTCCTCGGCTTGCGCCTTGACGTACTCGTTGGGGTCGTGTAATACGGTAATCGTGTAACCCTGTTTTTTCAGTGCGTCCAAAATGCCGTTTTCAAACGACTTTTTGCCGAACTTTTGGATACGGGGAACGGATAAGCGTTTGCCCGTTTCGCTGTCAAACTTGCGTACTTCAATAACGCAATGATACAAATGTTGTTCGTTACTCGGAACAATGTAGTTTTCGGGGGTTACGTCGGTAATTGCGACGTCCTTTGTTTTACCCTCGGTTGCTGTTTTCACTCGCATACTCGTTAAATTTACTTGTTATTACTGAAATCTTTTGATTGAATGGTATTTGCGTTCCAAATTCCAAAATGTTTGTATTCTCCCGTTCAAACCTGCGGACAAAGTTAGCGAAATTCAACTTTATACGCAATTCATTCTCCGGGATTAAGTTACGACCGTACAAATCCAATACCTCGTTCCGGGTCAAATGGCGATACGGCTCCAACTCTGCCAATATCAACATACGTTGCAATTGGGTTGGGTTGTTCCGGTACTCCGTTTCGATAATCTGATTTTGTAGGGCGTCCAATTCTGCCTCACTTGCGCCGCTTTCCTTTGCCGACTTGTAACGGTTCCGCAACTCGCTTGCGTCGTACAAATAGAACTCCGTGCCGTAATTTACTTTTGCAGATACGAACATATTGCCGTATCGCAATCGGCAAACCGTTTCATCGACGAACTGTTGGGCGGCTTCAAAGCCCTTTTTCACTCGGTTTAATACCGTGCTTTGGCTCTCAAATGCGGCTTTAACCTGTTGTTCGTTGAATGCCTCCCGTTGGGTTACTTCCTCGTTTTGTCCGACGACGGCGGTAATAATGTTTTCCCGCAATCGCTTTTCTTCCTCAACGTTATAATCCAAACTTGTACGGTCAACGGTCAACATTTGCACCGGGTTCCGCAAATCGGGTTGTTTGTCCCCGTCCGGTATCGGTATTTCAACAAAGGAACCCGCCCCGGTAATCCGTTTGTCGCCGCACTTTGGGCAACGCATCAATAACCCGGCTTGGTCTAACCTGTAATACCCTTGTTTGTCTTTCAAAAATCCACCGTCGCAATAATCGCCGTTTTCGGCGTTTGTAAAGTCGCACGATTGTTCGTAACCGGAATATATCGGGTACGCCCCGTACATATCCAAATGCCGCTTCGATATATGGAAAAACAAAAACCAATCCAACGCCTCCAATTCTTTTGTTAGCGGGGATTGTTTAACGTCCGGTTCTCGCAAATTCATTGGTTCATTCCAAAAGAAACGGGCGGGGCAATAGCGCAAATCGTGTGGGTTATCAACCAATAATTCGCCTATGTTGCCGCCGTCGTCCTCTGCAAATACTCGGTATCGTTCATCGTCAATAACTGCAATACGTTTATCGGGTTGGCGGAAAATTATCCAATCCATAACCCCGGTTGTCCGGTTTGCTTCAAAGGTTATAACGCTTTCGATAGGTAGCCAATAAAAATACGGGGTCGGGTATCGGTCGGCGGGGTTTTGCTCGGCGGGCAAATCAACTATTAAGACGCTGTTTATTTCCGTCTTGAAAAACTCCCAACCTTTCGTACTCCAAATTTCCGGCTCCTTTAATACATCTTGGCGGTAATACTCCCAATCGTCCCGTTGTTCCGTGTTTTGGAATTGATAGTTGAACGCCGGGTTACGACCGTCGAAAATACGGCTTAACTTATCAAAACAAATGCCCGTTACCTCGTTGGTACGAACGGGGTAACGGAACAATGTTTTGAAGATTTTGAATTTATCGTGCGGGATAAGATTTTGAACCCATGCCAAAAAATCGGTCGTGGGTAAACACATTAAGGGCGTTACGTTGGTTTGGGCGTGAAATTTAATGCGGTTTTGGTGTATGACCGCTTTATTTATCGTCGCCTTTTTCCTCGGTTCCGTTATTTCCTTTCGTATGCGTTTTATATCTAATCCCATTTTCTTTGCTAAATTCAAAAGGTGTTTTTTCGGGCAACTGCCAACCGCCATTGTTAGGCATCCGCAACAGGCGTTCGGCGTGGTTAATCTCAAATTCTTCGGTCGTGTTAAGGGTCGGACACTCCAACACGACCTTTGTAACTTTCGCCGTCATTACTTTTGTGCGGGCTTCAAATCCGTAAGCGGGTTAAACGCCGGGGCAACAATCGCCAAATCGTCCGACCAATTCGGCAAAAACGACCATTGTATTGCGTTGCTGTCCGGGGCTTCCAATCCGCCCAACGTCTTATCGCCGATAAACAACGAACGTATCGGTATCGGGTAATATGTACCGTCGGTATCCCCCTTGATTGCGCCGATTGCGCCGTTTTCATCGAAAATGAAGATACCCAAATTGTCGCCCCAACTTTCGCATTGCATTTCCTTTAATGCCTTGATAACCTCCTGCGGGGCTTTGCGGATAACTCCGGTAAACGGGGTTGGTTCACGTCCAATAATCTCTTCGACGCCTCCTAACGTTTCGTTACCGCCTCCAAAGGTGAGGGCGGCTCCCGCCTCGGCGGTCGGGGCTTGGATATACGGCGAAACAACTATTTTCGTGCTATCCGCCGCCGATAACAGGGGCGTCCATGACGCTAACGCCGTAATCGCTTTTTCACTCGTAAAACTGTTTTTGCTTCCGTCGTCTTTCATAAGACGTTGAAAAGCCACTTTCTGAACCTGTCCGAAACTTTCCGAACACGTAATTGCGGGTACATCGGGCAACGCCGCCCCCGCCGGACATTTACAAATCATACTTCTTTGTTTTTAACGTTAAAAATATTATTACTTTCTCCGGGGCTGTCCCTTTGCCCTCTCGTTTCGGTTACAAAGTTATAAACTTTTTCCCGGATAATCTTTCATATCTCAAAAATATTGCTAATTGCGTCGTCTTACGCCTCGGTTTGCGTGTGCGTATGGCTGTATATTGCCGTCCGCAATCTCTTTTTCATATATCCCGGTCAATCCGTCCTCCGGGTCGTCGTGCGTATTGGCACCGAAATTGCGCAAAAATCCGGTTACATGGTCGTAAACGGCTTTGTACCGGGTTTCCCAACCGAACGGCATAATTATATGTTGATTAACCATTGCGGACGCTGTTATTATCCGGCTTTCCTTGTTGCCCCCTTGATAAAACGGGTCGGTAATCGCCCGGACTTTCTTTTTAATAACCTTTTCGTAACCCGCACCACCGTTGTTGCTCTCAACCCACGCTTTTTGCGTCCCGTTCCGGTTAATCATCGCCGGGACGGTTACGGTTGTAACGTCCGTATTTTCGTCCGTCATTTCCATATCTGTAATAAGGGCAAACAATATCGGCTCCATGCGCTTTGTTTTCTCGTTGAAAAACAGATTGTCGGACTTATACACGTCATACGTTGCGGCAAACAACAGGTCGTCGCCCTCGTCGGCAACGTCAATGTATGCGCCGGAACGAATGTACGTTCCGTAATCGGATTTTTCGACCCACGTTTTGAAAGGTTGGTACAATCGACCCTCGGCGGAACCGGGGTTGCCTTGATACAGGCATTGAAATTGCACCGGGTCTAATGCCTTTTGCGCCTCCAACTTTTGCTTACTGTGTCGGCTTTCCCATAATGCCGCCCCCGGTTCCCGTGGGTCTATCTCGGTCGGTTCCCCGGTTTTCAGCCCCTCAAAGTTTATGCGTACCCACGCCCCCGGCGTTACGTCCTCCAAATCCGCCCAACACTTAACATCAATAATCGTTTCGCCGCTCTTTTCAATGCGTCCTATCAAATCGTCGTCGTGCCAACGTGTAAATACAATCAATTCTTGGCTATCATTGTGTAAACGGGTGCGTACAACGGTCGTGTACCATTTCCACGCCGCCGCCCGTACTATCGGGCTGTTACCCTCGGCGTAATCCTTATACACGTCGTCCAATATCGAAACGTCCACGGTTTTAGACGTCAGCGAACCGCCACGACCGACGACACGCAACGACCCCTTACGCCCGACCATCTCGATAACATCGGAATTTCGCAAATAGGTATTCGCCATTGTTACGACGTTCGACCCGTTTAAGTATGTGCCGGGGAATAATTCACGATACCGGGGCGTGTCGATTATTCGTTGAACGTCCCGATTAAAATCCCGTGCGATTGTCGCCGCATACGAACCGATACATATTTTGCGGTCGGGGTTTAACCCCAACATAAATGCGGGTAATTTGCGGCTTGACCCCTCCGATTTGCCATGTTGCGGCGGCTGTTGTACAATCATTTTTCGTATTTTGCCGTGCGCAAACATATCCAACAGGGTATAATATACGACGTGGAACGGTTCCAATACCAAATCCGGTTGCATATACCGGGCAAAGTTTATCAGCCTATGGCGTGCCGCCGCTTTTACTATCTCGCCGGGGTTGTTTTTCAATGCTGCATACATTTTAAGCAATTGTTCTTTATCCATTTTGTTTAATTCTTAAAAATAAACCATATATTTTTGTCTTACCCCCGTATTTTTTCTGACTTAAAAACCGGAAATCTTAAAAAACAACCAATTTATTGTTTCATTTTCCATTTGTCGCACGCTTTTTCCGAACGTATTATACTGCGATTTTCGACAAACGGGCATTTTAAACAAATTGGGTTCCCGTCCATATCCAAATTTGAATGGTCGTAATAATATTTACCCCAACCACAATTCCCGCACGTGTGTACGGGTTTCGGTTCATCTTTTTTCTTGATATTATTCTTTGTTGTTCGTACCATCGTCAATTACTCCTTTTTCTGCTAATTGTTTTTTATATTCTGCTGTTTGCAATTTATCGGCGACCGCAAACAATAGGTCGTCCGGGATTGCTGATACATCGTATTTCGGTGCATCGCCATTTATACTTTCTTTTATTCCCGGTATATCAACTTTTATTGGCGCATCAAATCCCAACATCTTTGCCCGGCGTTGCTGCACATTCAAAAGCAAATCCAAAAACCGGGGGTTTCCGGCGGACGTTTCCGTTGTGGTTTCCTCATACCCGTAATATTCCGGGTTGTCGCCATCCTCCAACACTTTACGGGGCTTTGCGTTCTGTCTGTTTTTCTCTCGCAATTTCCCGGTCTTTGAACGTTCCCACGCCTCCCACAATTCAACCTCCATTTTATCCAACTTTCGCAATTCCTGCGTAACGTAATCGTCTATATTTTCCAGACGTTCACGTTTCCACTCAATTAGCAATTGTTGCATATCCCAATATACCATTTGTTTTGTTATGGTATAACCGACGCCACGCCGGGCGTTTTCCTCATTCAGTCTTTCCGAAATCTCCCTATACGTGTAACCACGTAAAAACAGATTTGAACAAAAAGCCAAATCAAACTCCCTTTGGTCTTTTGTTCGTTTGCACATTTTCGGGCGTCCGCCCCTTTGTCTTTTACTCGCTTCCATTTTTCAAACCTTTTTATAACAGCAAAGCCATTTACTTTGCTTTCCTCTCAAACATCGCTTTCCCTTTGCTTGTTATTTTCGGGGAATTTTCGTTTTAAGCTGGTTTCGTTTGTTACTTGATACTTTTATTGTCTTTTGTATTTTCGTCGCCCTACGGGGCTAATTTTGGCTTTCTTTCGTTTCTGTACCTAAACGGCAAAGCCCCGGTTATAATTCCGGGGCGTTTTTTATTCTTTTTCCATTTTGTCGATTTTCAACAATGGGTAAACACTTGTTACCCTAAATGACGGCGTACCGTCCTTTTTGTCAAACCTAACTTCATACGAAAAATTGCCGTTGTGTTCTGCCTTGATAACTTCTATCTTTCCGGGCTTTCCGTTGTATTTTATTCTATCGCCTTTTTTAAACGGACAATTTTCTGTTATGTAACTTTCTGCGGCTTTTTCTCTTTCCTTTCTGTTGTACTCCAAAGCCTTTTGTTTTATCTCGGCTAATTCTGCCATTCTTTTTACGTATGTTTCTTTATCCATAACTTTATTATTTTTCTGTTGGTAAATCTACGGTTAACAATACGGGTTGCAATGGTTGGTTAAACGTCAGCATTGACAAATGTATTGTTCCGGTTTCTTTTACTCTCTCCAATTCTTCCGGGGATAACTGCCATTTGGTAATTATAAGCCCCTGCGGGTCATTAGGGATTTTCATTGCAGGTAACGGCATGTATTCCGGTTGGTCTTTTGCAAATACTACATTCACGCCGGGAAATTCAACGGGTTTCATATATTGCGCCCTCCTTTCCCGTTGCGTTTATTCTTTCCCCGGCGTTTATCCCGTGGGTTGCGCCGTGGCACTTCGACCCGGTGTATTTCTACTTTGGAACCGTGGAACATCTTGCCGAAAAATTCCGCTACTGCTCGCACCTCCTTTGGGACGTCGAACGCCTCCGGCTTCTTATGCTCCGGGCAAATCCCCCGAACCGGGCAATTGTCGCAATCCTCATTCCGCACAACCTCGCCCGGCTTATCGGCTTCTTTGAACCCGTGCCAATTGTCCCTCCGTGCGGACGCTTCGGCGAAATTCTCCATTGCTTCAACTGCGACTTTCGCCAATATGTAATCCGGGGTATCGTTAAAATGCGCCTCCAAAGAATTACGGTTGATAACCTCGGCAATCTCTTTCAAAAACTTTTCTCTTTTGTTCATCGCTTTATTGATTTTTGGGTTTATACTCTTGACACGGCATAACGCCGCACGATTGTTCGCATTTGAACGCCTCGCAATAACCGTTCCCGTTGACGTCCTCGTTTGTAAAGTTGGCGCAATTCCCGCATCCCTTATCGCCGGGTTCTTTCGGTGCGCTTACGCCTTTCGGCTCAAACTCCCGGTTAAACTCTCTTTCCGGGCGGGTTGTCAATCGTCCGTCCGGCTCCCGGACAATGTAGTACGTTTCCGGGGCGTCAATAAAAATGCCGTTTCCGTCCGGGAACGAATAAACCGCCCGCCCGTTCGGGGTTCTCGGTATCGTCATGGTTCCGCCTCCGGTAAATCTCAACAGGTCGTCCAAATTGTCCCGGCGCACCTGTATTGCGTCAACTTCTAACAACGTGCGGCAATATCGGGTTCCCGCCGTGGCGTCCGGCTCAACTAACCGGGTGCGGATTTGTTCCGGGTATTCCGTCGGGTCGTACTCGACGTTGAAAACAACGGCGGCGTCTAACGTGTGGGTAACTAACAAGCGTTTCCCCAATCGTCCGGCGACAGCCTGTTTTAGTGCTTCAATTGCGTTTCCCTGTATCTCGGTTGTGTCAACCGTGATTTCGTAACGGTCGGGTTTTTCCTCGACTTCCGGTTGGCTTTTGGCAATATCGCCAATCATAACCAACAATTCCGCATCAAACGGGTTTAATTTACTTTCTGTCATCGCTCTAATTTTTTATTCGTTCTTACTGTTTTCGGATATGCCAACCGCCAAAATATCGTTTTTCGGTCGGTTCTGCTGTACTTATCGCATTGCAAATGCGCCCCGGTGCAAACGTCCCGGTCTATCTTGCAACGGACGCACCGTTGGCAAAACAGGGTTCCGGGGTCGTCTGCTAACCTTTGGGCGGCTTTCGTCCATATCTCGGCAATAATAACCATGCCTTTGTAAATGGCACGTTCGCCGGGCTTGTACTCCCTTTTCGGGTCGAATATTTCGGGTTGTTTTACTCTCATTCTTTGCCCGCTTTGTTCACATAGTCAAACAATGCGTCCAAATCTTCCTTTACGCCTTTTACGCAAATTCGCACCCTATCGCCCCCGGCTAATGCGGTTTCGACAATCTCACAATTATACCGGGGGGCGTTTATCTGTATCATTGCCGCCGTGGTATTCGTTACAAACTCGTTTCTTTCTTCCATGCTCTCGGATTTTTGAAGTAAATTAAATGCCTCCGTTGGTTCGTTCTCGCTTTGACACGCCCCCAACAAAAGCGTTGCCAAAGATAACAATAAAATCTTTGCTTTCATTGTTTTACCTTTCTTTTAATCCATATAAACCGTATGCCAACGCCGAAACAAAACGCTTTCAACTCAACATCCAAATAACGGTCGTAACCGTTTATTGCGTCAATGGATACCCCAAATTGCCAACTACGATATTGCCAATATTCACGGGCATACAGATAAACGCCAACCCGTCCGATATGAAACCCAATTTGCGCCGTATGTACGTCGCCATTGTTGCGGATAATTCCAACCTGTTTTTTACTCATATCTCCAAATATATTTTTTATAATGTTTTAAACGTCCCTTACAGCAACTAATAATATTTCCATGATTAAAACCGCATCTTTGCGCATCATGTATGCAATCCCATTTCTTTATAAAATTACCCTCTAAATCATATTGATAAACGGGTTTTGCATTGTGATTATCTTTTCCGGTTTTCTTAAACCATGTATTTACTTTCTTCATGGTTTCACGTTTATTATTAATTGCTTTTTGATAATTCAAATTTTGCTTTCTCGTACACCAACGTAAATTAGTCGCATCGTTATTGGCTCGGTTGCCGTCGATATGGTCTATTTCCGGCAAATTGTCCGGGTTCGGAATAAAAGCCGCCGCAACTAATCTATGAACGAAATATGTTTTGTTTTTACCATTATCTGATAGTATTACCCGCATATATCCGTTTTTACTAATAGATTGCTTTCGTATCGCACTTTTACCCGTTCCCCGATAATTTACAGACTTTATATTACCTTTGTCTGAAACTTCATAATTAGCGTTTATAAACTTCCAATTTTCCATCTTTTTTTTTGCAAAGATAATATTAAACCATAATACAACAAACTAATACGTTTCTTTTATTTTATTGTATGCCTCTTTATCCAATACCATAACTTTAGGATATTCGACAATACAACCTTTTGTATATACGAGATTATAGATACCCAATTGCCCCTTAATCGGAAATTCAATAACCCGGCGGGGGTTGCGCATCAACCACCCGTACCCCTTTGTTATTTTCGCCCTCTTTTCCTTTGGAATCCGGGTGTTTTCCCAATCCTCCGGCGTAAACTCTTTTATCGGCTTTACGTCGTACAACTCAACCAATCCCAAAGTAACGCCGCTTTCCATTCCCGGATAAACCGGGGACGCTGCGGAACATATCAGCACGTCGCCACGGTATGACGTGTTTTTGCTCCGAACTTCAATTGTCTTTTTCCCGTAAACAATACCGTTTTCGTCCTTGTACGCCTCCGTTACCAAATCATTTGCGTATGGCTGTTTTACGGTCAACGCACGCCAACGGTCGTGATTTTCCGGGTTGTAATCCTTATTGCTGTACTGCATATTTACTTTTTATTTTCGGGCTCCTCGGTTTCGTCGTCGGGTTCCGGGTAATGGATAAATCCAATTTGCCGGACGTTTTGGATTGGCTCGTAAATGATAACGACAACATCGCCGTCCGTCCTTACTCCGACCAATCGGCAATCGGCGGGAACCTCAACCCGTATTTCACTTTTCATTGTTAAACAAATCCCAATTAACAGGGACACAATACCCCGGCAATTCTCCCCGGTCAATCCCCAACGGATTAACAATACTATCTTTCCAATAGATACGGGGTTGTTCCGGGCGTCCCTCCCAATGTTCCGTAATAGTGTCGTAAATCAATCGTATTTCCCGTTTCGGATATTTGCCGCCGCTCTGCAACCCGATTTTATACAGGTCAACGAACGGATACGACAATTTGATTATCCCAATTGCCCGGTCGTACATTCCCGGCGGGATTGGCTCCACGCTTGCAAAGGTGCGGAACCCGTGGCGTTTTGCCCGTGCCAACACATTAACCCGCATCATATTTGGGTCGGCGTTCGGCTCCAATTCGTCGCAACCTGTCAACGTTGCGCCCAAAGCGATACGGGACACGTCCCAACCCTCGGACGCCTCGGCAAAATCAATGAAGCGGTTCAACCCCTCGGCGCATTTGCTCAATATCTTAACCGGGACGCCGTGGCGTTGGCATACGCCGACCGCTTGACGGGTCAACCGTTCCGTTTCCGGCAACAACGGGTCGGTCGTGAACGAAAAGAATAACCCCGTTTTCTGCAATTCCTCCTTATGCGCCAACAATTCGTTTTTGAAAATATCCAAAGCGTATGGATATTCCCGCAACGTCTTTTTCAACTCCGGGCGACTGCCTCCCAATACCTTTGCGCCACGACCTTTGCGCAAATAACAGTAAGTACAACCGTTGGAACAACCGACAAAGAAATTGGCGGCGTTCTCGGCGTATTCCCCGGCTTTACCTTTTGGGCTGTAAATAACCCGTCCGTTTATCGCTCCCATATCGTCAACGGCTTAAAATGGTAAATCGTCGTTTCCGTCGGGGGCGGGTGCATCCGGCACGGGCGGCGGCGGTACTTGCGCCCCGGCTCCGGTCGCTTTCGGGGTCAACATTTCCATATCGGTTGCGACTATCTCGGTAACATACCGTTTGACGCCTTGCGCATCGTCATAACTCCGGGTTCTCAATTCGCCCTCAATATACAGTTTGTCGCCCTTTTTGACGTACTGATTGGCGACCTTTGCCAACCCGTTTTGCAATATGACGTTATGCCATTCGGTACGCTCCGGGATTTGCCGCCCGTCCTTTGTGGTATAACCTCGTTTCGTGGTTGCCAACGAAAAGGTCGCCGCGCAACCCCCGTTGTCGAACTCCCTAAAATCCGGGGCTTTCCCGGTATGTCCCATCAAAATAACCTTGTTTACACTCATACAAAAAACGCTTTAATTATCCAAACAATGATACTATACAACGCCCACATATAAGACGCAACCGTTAACGTCACGAACGTGTATAACGCAATTTTATATCCGGTTTTTGATTTTATTTTCATGTCACTTGAATTTTACGCAATCCAACAAATATTGTTTCTTATTGTCCGACCATCCGGCGGCATGGTTTATCGCTTTTCGGTCGTCGTCGTGTACGAACTCACAAACCCAACCGCCGATGCTTGATTTTTGAACTAATCGAACCAATTTACCAACAATGAAAGAACGCAATTTGTAATAACCTGAATTTTCGCCAACAAACAAAACCCGTCTTTCTGCATTTATTTCGGGCGGATTTTCGATTTGCGGGCGTTTCTCCCTTTCCGGGTATGTTTGTACCCGTCTGAAATCATTTTTGATTGAACGGCGGGAAATTGCCCCGTAATCGGGTGTTCTTTTTTTCGTCCTCATTTTTTATATCTCCATTTATAACCTTTATGCAAATTTCCTTTCCCTTTACATACCTTACAAATTGCCGTTGCGGAAAAATTACCTTTCCGGGCGGCTTCCTGTATGCTAACAAACACATTTACAACAATACCGTTTTTTATTTGCTCAACCGCTTTTTCATGGTGCGGTTTTGCTTTTTTCCCAATCCATTTAGATTTTGTTATTGGGTTATTCTGATTTTCTTTAACTGTAACCCAACGCAAATTGTCCGCATGGTTATTGGCTCGGTCGCCGTCGATATGGTCGATACATGGTTTGTTGTCCGGGTTCGGAATGAAAGCCGCCGCAACTAATCTATGAACACGAAACATTTTCCCAGTTCCGTTTTTCCATAAACTAATTATTTTATATCCTTTCAAATATCCGCCTTTCATTATAAACGCATCCTTTTTTAAGGAACGAACATTGCCATAATTAGGAATCTGATAATGTCCTTTGTAACCCTCAATATCTCTCCAAATTTGCATATTCATTTTTCATTAATTCAATCATTCTCATATTACCGGAATATATACGCATTTTCGTTTTGTCTCCATTCTCCCAATATGAATGATGCTCAAAACATAGTATATTTATATTTCTTGCATCGTGTGCCATTTCGGGAAATGCTCCACGGGTCAATATATGGGAACAATAAACGGCGGAATAATTCCGTAACGGCTTTAAACATTCCTCGCATCTGTGCGGCTTATGCTCCCAAACCCACCGGAAAAACCGTTGGTTGGCAACGGGAATGTCGCCACGTCCTAAAACGCAATGTCCGAACAATTCCCGTTGTATTTCGACCCGCAAACGAATATCCATTGTAAACCGCTTGTAATCCAATAGGGGGCAAAACCCCCTATCGGTTACAAATTGGTATTCCTCCCGGTCTGTTAGCAATATCGGCTCCATACGTTACATATCCTCCGTTTCGTCGTCCGGGTTCTCGTTATCGTCGTTGTTCTCGTTTGCCGGGTCGTCAACGTCCGGGAACAAACCGTTATCCGGCTTTGCATCCAATCCCGGTGCGGCTTCCCCGTCGGCTCCGAACAACTCCAATTGCGCCTTTTTACCCTTGAAAAGAAAGGCGTAAACCTCGTTTTCAATGTCCGCAACGATTTCTTCCAATTCCTCCTCAAAACCGAACGTTTCGGTATTGAATTTCAGACGGGGCGAATTTATCGCCGTCTTTTGGGCGTTGGATACCGTGAACGATCCCGTAAGGACAACCCCGACGTTATCGTCTTGACCGGAAAGGGACACGCCCCGAACCTCAATGTTTTTCAACATTTCGTCCGCAAAGTTACGGGCGGCGTCTTTCTGCTTTTGGTTGGCTTTCATATCCGGCGTATCCATAAGGGACAAAAACGACGTGATATTGAAAATACGCCCCATAATTGGGCGCAACCTGTCAAAGCAATTGCGCAAATCCGGGTGTATGTCCTTTGCGCTTTCGACGTGGTATTTGTTCGTGTAACTCTCATTACCGACGGTTTCGGTAACTTCATAATGCACATCCAATCCGCCGTCCTTTAACGTCTTGACTTTCGACAATGCAAACGCCTTTTCGGTCGGTATCGGCATTACGTTTGCGGTTTCTTTTTTCTCGCTCATTTTTTGATAATTTATTTGTTGCCGGGAACCCGCCCGGCTCGGTTTTACAAATCTTCCTCAACGTATCGTTTTAACTCGGCTTGGAACAATTCCCGTTCCTCGGCTTCCGTTGCAATCAATTCGTCGTACAAATCTTGGTCGAATATCTCGTTAATCGCATCGTCCAACAAAGCAATCAATTTTTCCGGCTTAACGGCGTCTAATTCGACCTGTCCCAATCCGTCCCAATTTGCCGTCCGGCTGTCTGTTTCCTTTGCCGGGGCGGGCGGCAATCCCCATTCGATAACCTGTTGTTCCATTAGGGCAATACGGCGTATTTCAACCCCGTAAACCCCGAATTTCTCCAAATTCTCGCCAATTGACCGGGGTATATCTTCCCCGGACGGGTCGTAATCTCCGAAATACAGGATTATAGGTTGTTTCCCGTTGCTTATGGCGTCCCGCATACGCTCGGACAATTCATATAAGAACGTCAACGACGGATACCCTTTGCAAGCACCAACCGCAATGCCCCATTTGGCGCACGGTTTCGCAAAAACGCCCTCCAATGCTTTCTTTTCAATAAGGATTTCGGGATAATAGGGTTGATTTTCCCAACGGTTTTTCCCATACGAACGCATCCACGCCCGAACCTGTTGTTTTGCTTCGTCCTGTTTGTCCTCCAAATTGGTTGGCTCGGCGTGGGTATAACCACACATTGCCCTATCTCGGTCGCTGAACGCCTCAAAATCAACCCGACCGTCCCACCGGGCGACCTCCATTGCGGCGACGACACGTTTGTAATGTTGCAACGTGTTCGTCATTCCGATACTGACTAATTGATAATGCAACGCACGGATTGTCAAAACTCCGGGTTCGTATCGGCTCAAAATCTCAACGGAATTTTCAATTATCCAATCCCGTGTAAATTCGTCTTTCGTTCGCTTTGCCATACTCTAAAAATCTGTTTCGCCCAACAAATCCTTTGTCGTCTTATTCCGGGCGACCGCCGGGCGTTGAGGCTCCGGGATTGGTTCCGGTTCCGGTACGGGTTCCCGCTTGGGGTTCCCGGTTCCGATTGGCTCCGTTACGGGGTTCGGGTCGTAAAACTCAATGCCCCCGTTTCCGGGCTTTTCCGGCTCAAATTTCGCTTTGAGTTGTTCCGCCGGGTATTCCTTTTGCTTCAACTCGATAATCCCCAATTCGACCAATTCCGGGACGCATCGGCGTAATGCCTTAACGTCCTGTAATGCGTCGTGCGCCGGGAATGTTTCGCCGGGGAACAACTTTGCAAATAATTCCTCCAATTTGGGGAATTTTCCCGGTTTGCCATTCTGATACAATGCGCCGACAAATTTAATAGTTTTCATCATTGTATCAATGCGCTTTCCCTTGTGCAATGCGTCCTCGGCTTTGGCGTCGTAATACTCTTTGCCGCAATAACGCAAAATGTTCGCTTTCAACATCGACGTATCGAAATAAATGTTGTGCGCACATACAAGCGGGGCGGCGGCGGCATCCGCCAAAAATTCGTCGATAACCTCGGCAAACGGTACGCCCTCGGCAATTGCCCGTTCGGTCGTTATCCCGTGTATTGCGGTTGTCTCCGGCGGTATCTCGTAATTGTCCGGCTTAATTATAAAACTGCGTTCTTTGTCGCCGAACGCCCACGCCAATTGTACGACGTGCGGGAATTGGTTAAAATCCGCATCCCATTTCAAACCCTTTGCGGGTACTCCTGTTGTTTCGCAATCGAAAAAACAAATGTCTTTTAATTCAAATTTCATACTCTCGTTACTTTTTTATTCGTTAAATAATCGTTTTTGCCCGTCGTCGTTGGGCGTTTGCTCAACATATTTTGCCCGTGTAATCCAAACGCACCCGCAACGCAAACACTTTATCCGGCTGTAATGCTTTGGCGTGTATTCGTGGCGAATAATCCGCCAACCCGCCAACGGGTAATTCTTACGCTTTCCGTTACACTTGCAAAACATACCTTACAACGTTCGGGGGTCGTCAATATACGTGTTGTATTCCTCGGCGGCAATCTGTTTGAGTGTTTCGATATGCTCGATTAACTCGGCGTTCGACAATTCCGCCACGGTGCGCAATTCGTGGGAATATTTCCCGGTTTCCTCGTTGACCCGCTCGACGTACATAATTGGGGAAAACTCCCGCAACCTCCGTTCCGTTTGTTCCTCCGTAAGACGTTCGCCCGCCTCCCAAATGGCGTGTCGGAACGTGGGTACAACATAGTTGAAATAATAGCCTTTCAAAGCCTCGGACGAACCGGGCGACGCAACAATGAACCGGGCAATTATCCGGGAACCTTTCCAACCCTTGAAAAATTCGTTTAATTCGCCCATGTACATTGCCAATCCGCCGTTATTATTTATCGTCCC